GGTGATTGTTAAAAAGATTAAAATTAAAACTTTTACACTATTTAACAAAAATAATTTGGTGGTTTCGTGAAAAAGTCGTATCTTTGCATCAGAATTAAGAAATATAGTTAAACAATTAAATTATAAAGGTATGAATAATATTAAGATTTTAACACGTATTACGGTATACCAAAACGGTAAAATGGTTAGTGAAACATCACAAAACAACACCGAAACAAATACAGGAGATTTTTATGCTACCTGTAATAAGATGTACGCTAACTTAGTTAATTACTATACACCGTTGGCAAAGAATAAAGTAACATCTTTCGCCTGTAAAGATTCTTTAAACTATGTCTTTGAATATGGTGTTTGCGTTTGCACAGTGTGTCACGTTATCGGTAACGTTTCAGTAGTTTTTCAGATGTGCGAAAGTTTGTACAGTACAAAGTAATATTAACAGCATGTGGGGTAACACTCACAGGCATAAACAGATATAAATATGGAACATAGTTATTTTAAAATCACTTTGAAACAGGTTAATAACGTTACGGTTTTTATGGTACGTTCTGACAAAGTAAGCGAGTTCTTTAATAACAAGATTGATTACTTACAGGGCGATTGTTCAATAACAGTTAAAGGGCGTTTTCCAACGCACAAAGATTCTCGCAAGTGGTTTATTGTTACACCAACAGAAAAAAATAAGTGATATGAAAAAGATTAAGTATTTTAAATTGTCTGAGTTTATCAACTCAGCAACAGCAAAACGTTTGGGCATTGATAATACGCCATCGTTTGAAGTAGTTGACAACTTGAATCGTTTAGCTGATTATTTAGACGGCATTCGTACAAAGTTGGGTAAACCAATTTTAGTTAATAGTGGGTATCGTTGCCCGATGCTTAATAAAGCGGTCGGGGGTGTTGTTAACAGTCAACACCAAAAAGGTTTAGCCGCTGATTTGGTTTGCGCTGATATGGAATCTTTAGAAAAGGTTCTAAGAGAAACAGGCGGTTTTGACCAACTTATTAAAGAACATCGTAAGGGGTCGAAAAGTTTTTGGTTTCACGTTTCAGTTTGCAACCGTAACGGCAAACCACGAAACCAAATTATAATGAATTTGGAAAAGAAATAGTTATGGAAAAACCGTTGGAACTTCTTTTAAATTCGGTTAAAGGGTCAATAGATAGTCTGCAATATGTAGCTGACCAAACAACAGATATAAACGGTATGGTTTTAATTTCTGTTATTGATGTTTTAAAAGCACAAGAACTAGTAATAAAAAACATTTCTTGTATTTTAGACAAAGAAAAAGCAATTAAAAACCGTGCTTTGGATTTTATTTGCAAAAAAGGTTTTATAACTGAATTTTATAAAACAAAATAAGAAACAGGCGGTAACAATTTTACCGCCTGTTTTCTTTTATAAATAAACGCCTGTTTCCAACTGATTTATAATTTCGTTGTACTCGTCAACCAACAAGTTTGCAGCGTTCAAATTCACGTTTTCAAACTGTGCAAACCCTGTAACGTCTTTAACTGTCACGTTTTCCTGTGTATTGTTAACGGGAACGTTTACGGTTAAATTCTCAGTAATCAACACGTAAGGTTCTAAACCGTACAAAATTTGTTCGTTCCATTGTTCACCGCCAACAACGTTTAAATCTGTGCCCAAACGGTAAATAACATCACGTGACAATGAAAAACTTTCAATTTGGAACGTTACATCATCACACGACAACAACGCCACGGCATCACCCGTAATCACGTTTACTTTGATAGATAAATTAATCGTTTTACCGATATAATTACTATCAATAGAAACAACGCCACGGCACGGGATAAACATTTGAATCTGTGCGTTATAGTCTTCATTATTGCCGTTTGCGCCTGTTAGTTCAACGTTGCCAAAATCAAGTAACATTATATCACTTTCGGGGTATTGTACCTTTATTCCCGTGTTGTAGTTACCGCATTTCAAAACATCGTCACCGCCAACAGGAACGGGCGCAAATATTCTTTTGATACGGTTTACATATTCACCCAAATTTACCTCAGTGTAGGTTGTTCCCGTATCACTTTCGCCCGTTGGCTTAAAGAAACGTTTCTTTGCAAACTCGTCTAAGTTTTCCAACGTAACGATATAAACGTTTATTGCACCGTAATTTTTAATCGTTGGCGGTTGCACTGCATCGGCATTCGCATAAACTGTTAAATCTGTTGCCCCTGTTGTTAATTTAAACGTAACCGTACCCGTTTGTTTATCTTCTGAAATTGTGCCGTTACTTACAACTCTATCACCGATGTTATTAATGAAATTTGCCTGTATCTTAGTTAATTCTGCATTCGGGTTCGCTTTGAAATTAAACGTGTAACTTTGCCCCGTCTTCACTTTTACGGGTTTATCACCGACAATTTCACAATTTGTTAAACTGTAATCTACTGCAATATATTCCCCCAACAGATATTCACCGTTTATAATAACCGATTCGGTTGTGATAGGAACAATAATTGACGCCGTTTGGTTATTAACGGTCATTTCGTAAGTTTCACCCCCGTAAGTTATTGTAGGCGTACCGTTAAACATTCCCTGTGCATTTCCTGTAACGGTTACGGTGTAATTTGTTTCACTTGCCACCGCTTTTGCAGTAGTGTTTGTGATATTGTTAGTTATTTGCAGTTCCTTTGATGGTGGTGCACTTTCGTAAAAAATAGTAATTTCATTCTCAGCACTTTCTAAAGAAAATGTAGCTACATTATTTGTAACAACCATTTCTGATTCTGCTGGGTCTCCAAATTTATCTGTATATGAAATTTTTGGTGTACCCGTAAAACCGTTGTTAGAAGTCAATTCTAAATTAAAAGTATTTACACCCGTTTGTTTATATTTAACAGTACTATTTGGAATATTATTTGTAATATCCAAAACACGCAAAGTTATGTTAGGGTCTTTTTCAGCCGTTGCAATAATTGAAAATGGCGGAAAATTTCTAGACGGATTTACTTTAATGAAGAAATCAAAGTTTTTTCTGTCTTCCGAAATCGCTGTGGTTGACATTTCATAGTCAACTAGCGGCCCGTCTGCGGATTGTCTTCGTCTAAAAACAGGTGCTTTGTTATCTACGAAAATATATCCATAATCGGTATTTAAATTGATTTCGTTTTTCGTTGTACCGTCTGCAACAATCACTTTTGCACTTTTTGCAGATTTGGTGCAATTTGTCAAAATATATGTTAAATCGTAATCAGTCATAATTAAACGTTGCCTTTAATTGTTACCATAATAATGTTACCCGTTTCGTTCAACAACCCTTTATTCGGAAAATCTAGTTTTCTGATATTCGGGCGAACATCAACAACGTTTGAACGGTTTGAAAGATATTTGTTTCCGTTCTCGCTTTTTGTTAACGTTGCAGTACTGTTTAAAATAATATCCTTATAAGTAAACAGAACATCAACGCGCAAACGAACGGTACAAATATCGCCATCTTGTTGTTTTTCTGAAACGAAATAATAACGATTCAAACTTTCGATGTAAACGTAATTAAACGTTACAGGCGTGCGAGTTCTGAAACGAACAACAGGCGTTAACACGTTGAACGTTGCATTTAATACGCCCGTGTATTCTTCGTTTGCCTGTAAAGTCTTGTTTACTTCGTTGGGTTTGCCATCGTAAACGAAAGTTTTAATTTTAATCATACCACTAAAAGTTAAAAGGGGCATTCCTGTGCTATCAACTACAGGAACACCCCCAACAGTTAAACAATCAAACTAGGCTACAAAGAACACAACAAAATTTTCGTTTGTGTCATTGAAGTAACCGGCATCGAATTTGTAGTAATTGTTGAAAAATTCTGCTTTGGCGTTGTAGTTGGTTGTTACTCGCTTATCTAAGTTTGTAACACCGAGCGCGTCACGGTCAAACATCACGCCCAAAACGCCACCGATAGAAACGGTTGCACCGCTTGCAGATTTCACATCTACCTTTGAAACGCTGTCGAAAGCGTAATCTTTGCCCGATGCTTGCCAGCTTGCAACGGTTTCAGCCTGTGGCAACAAAACGTTCTCATTATGGAACGTATCTGCATACAGATATGTTTTTGCTGCTGCTGCAAAGTCAGACAAAAGAACGGTGTGCAAAACGTCTTTTGGTGTGAAACGTTCCTTACCGCCAACGTTGAACAAAGTTGAAATTGTTTGCAAACGGTCTGCATACAAACCCATCATATACGCTGCAAAACGGATAAAATCGGGGGTTGTTACCGCAGCATCTGCAGTCAACGATGCACCTGTCTTATCGTTGTAAAGTTTCAACAGGTTAACACAACGAACGGTTGATGCTCTTGTGTAATCTATTGTCTTGTTTGTTGATGATACAAAAGCGGTCTTGTCGGCATCCAACGTTTCTGCAATCATATTGTTAATCGTGCGCATAATAAGGGCATCGGTCTTAATGGTCATTGACTTCTCAACTGCTGAATAAATCATTGACAAAAAGCCGTTCAGTTGTTCTGCGCTGCTGAAAGATTCCTTCACCTGTCTTTCGGTGATAGACACGGGAACTTCAAAAGTTACCTTTGAGTTAAAGAACTTAGCGGAAACGGTCGGTTTGTGGAACACGTCTTGTTTGTATTCCACACCGTCAGTAAGATTCCACGTGTCATTCTCTTCTGCTTTGGGAACGTCAGCGGAAATTTTTTCCAATACAGAACCAAATTCCCAAGCATCCATCAACACACTAGGAACTTTACCCGAATAAGGGCGGTTAACGAAAATCACTTTGCCGATATGGTTTACAAGTGACTTCACGTAATTGTCAACGGCATTCTGATTAAAAATCTCGTTGCCTAAATCAACTACACCTGTAAGGTCTTCTTGTACCAAATTGGTTTTACCGAGTACTTCATCCGAAACGCTATTAATAAGCTCGTAAATCTGTTTTACTTCCATTTTTATAAAAATTAAGTATTAATAAATATCTATTGTTAACTCTTTTGCAAGTTCTGTTATTACTTGCGTTTTAAAATTAGTTTTGCGCAAACTCATTTCTTTTTGAATGATTTCACTAGTAGGAACGCTAGATGGAACACCGTTTTTAACAACTGTTTTCGTGCCCGTTTCTTGTCGGTTTCCTGTGGAATCTCTTTGCTGCTTTGTGTCATTGCCGAAATCTCCATTATTAAATGTTACACTTGAATCGACTGTGTTATTATTGCCTGTTTCGTCAACGGTGTTATTTGTTGTTTCCGTTGTCTTTGACGTTACAGGGTTCAACACATCATATTCGTTATTAAACACTTGAATCTGTTTTTGCCATTCATCAAACTTCACCGTGATAATGCTTTTAACAATATCCGTTACGGTTTCAGTTGTCACGGCATCAACTAAAGTTCTGTTTCCATATTTGAAACGTAAATCAATATCAATTAATTTCGGGTCATCTTCACCGAAAATTGATGCGTACAAAACAGGAAACAGGGGCGCAAAGATTTTTTCAAACAAACCATTTTCGCCCGTGAAAAGTTCATTAAGTTTCATCTTCTTTCTCTTCTTTTTCTTCTGTTTCTTCTGTTTCTTCATTTTCTTCTGTTTCTGTTTCCGTTTCTTCTGTTTCTTGCGTTTCTTCTGTTTCTGTTTCCGTTTCTTCTGTTTCTTGCGTTTCTTCTGTTTCGTTTTCCATTACAGGGTCAACGTCTTCTGTATCGGTGTGGTCGTGCCCGTCTTCTGTGGCTTTGAGTAGCGATAAATAGTTTTCGTGCTCAATCTTCCAACTAGAACCGAGTGTTACGGATATTTCCGTACCGAACATTTCGTTAACACGTTTCACGCCCTCAACACGTTCTGTTAACATTGAATCAACGAACGGCATTAAAGCGTCTATATTCATTGAAACCTCTTGCGTGTTCAAACGTTCACGTTTCATATTATAGTTTGCGTTCAAACCTAAATCGTTGAACATTGACGCTTTGTAGTACTGCAATAGTTCAATTAATTGCCCGATTTGTTGGTTTCCCTGTGTCGGTGGGGTTTGTAGGTTAACACCTTTGAAAAAGGCATTTTCCCCGATTACTGAGAAATCACCGTTCAAAATCTTCTGCAAAAAAGATTCTGCGCTTTGTTTGGTCTTATCGTCACTAGCAGAAATTAACATAGTGATACGTGTTAAAATGCTAGCCAAATTAAGCGTTATTGTCGCATCGGTGTAAAGAACGCCATATTTGCCAATTAACGGCAAAAGTGAATCTGCAAACGGTGTGTTGTTGATAACGACAATATCGGAATCAATTTTAAACGTTTTGTTCAAATGCAACCACGGGTTTGCTACAACGTAATCTTTGCCGTGATAATAGGCATCACATTCACCACCCCGTGTTCCCTGTAGTGCATACAGTTCACCGTTCACTTCTGCTATTCCAACGTTACCCGATGTTTGCAGAATCTTTTCAAGTTCAACGGGCGGCATCGTTTCGGGTGCGCCCGTGTATTCAAACATCTTTGAAGTCATACAAAGAACTCGTTGCATAAACGTGAATAATGCTGAATCTTTGTTTTTAACTTCTGTTTGATACCTGTTATATAAGTTTTCTTTCTCCATTATTTAACAAGCGTTTTAATTAAGGTACAAAGTTCTGTCAACACCTTAGTGTTACTTTGTACGGTTTCGTTTAACTTGTCGGTTTCGTTTTGGTGGCGTTCGTTCTGTTTCTCCATATAGAAGAAAAGGGCGACACAAACCGCAACAGGAAAACCAACGTTACTAACTAGCGATATAATAGCGTTTACATCCATATAGCAAAATTTAACTTTGTTATTTTACGATGCAAAGATAATACTATTATTTGGTATTACCAAATAAAAACGGGGAAAAGTGTTCCACGTGAAACATTTTTAACCCCCGTTAACAGATATTAAGTAATAATGTTACTTCTTGCACTTGCCATCAAGTAATTACGCACGATTTCACCGATTTCATTATTCTGATAAAATACCTTATCGGTTGCGAAATACTTCGTTATCTGAGATTCTACAAACGTTGCATTGCTCAACAACTTTCGCTTATAGTTCGGTTTGCCGTTCATTTGCAACGAATAAATCAAACTGTTGTCTGTGTCCTTAATCGGGGTTGTTTTGTTGTGAATGTAAATGAAGTTATTCACCCCCGTTTCTTCGTCTTCCAACTGAATAACGTTGCCCTGTAAGGTCATTTCGTTAAACTGAATGTAAAAGACAAACAATACGTCATTCGGTTTGTATTTTACAGGCAAATGGGGATATGCTGCGAGTTCCCATTTACCACCCGTAATCATTTGCAAATTCTCATTGTCGAAACAGAAATATTTGTTACTCGCTTTGTGTTTAACAATCGTGCTACAATATTCTACTGCAACGGTTGCACCGTGTTCACCGAATTTATAAATATCTATTGTGCCCTGTTCCATTGCACGAACTTGTTTCAATCCCATTTCTGAGAAATACGGGCAAAACTGATTCACGGTGTTACCCAACATAAAAACTTTAACATCGTTTCTCTGTCGAATAATCGTGCTTAACAGGTTCATATATAACATAAATTCATCGGGTAAATAATAACGTCTTGTTAGGAACTCATCGAAAACTATTGTAGTTATGTTTGGGTAACTGCTAGATTTTTCGTGTTCCTGTTCTGATAAACAGAAACCAAAACAAAACGGGGTGTTATCGGGTACACGTTTCTTTGTTTCGGCATCGTAAGACGAAAGAAACCATTTACCCGAAACATAAAACACTTCGTTAAACTTACCGCCTGTTAGTTCCTGTATCACGCCATTTGCAACGTGATTTGCAAACAAACTTTCGGCACGTTTCCCCCTTAAATCTTCACGCCATCTACGAATATACGCCATTTGTTTTCCTGTGCGCAAATATTCTTTGATACCATACAATAACGTTGCATACGTTTTACCGTTGGAACGTTCACCGAAAATCACGTTGTAATCGGCATTCTTTGACAAAATGCGATTCAACGTGTAAAATTTCGGTGTTTCTACCTTTTCTTTCTTCTGTTTCATATTATTCTTTCTTTAATCTGATTCCAATTAAATAATTAATATAAAGAACTGATAGACTTAAAGTGTACCCCGTTGGTTCTAAGTGAACACCCGTTAACGTGTCGTAACTTGAAACCGTACCTTTGTAATCTTTTATAGTTCCCGTTTGCTCATAATCTATATATGTATGAATGTTCTTACCTGTTGCCGATGGTGGTATATCTAGATAATTTGTGAATGCGTCAAAGATTCCACTTTCACCAAACGTTTCTAGCATATACGGGATAGCAGATTTTTTGTTAACGCCCGAAACGGTCATTGAGTAATCGTAATCTTTGCCGTTTACTGTAAGGGCGTTTTCTTCTTGTACCATATAGCGTTTTGCACCTAAAGTTTTGAAACGGGTGTAACGCCCTTCATAATCCCAAACCCCCAACGGTTTTGCGATTCCCTTTATCGTGACGGGTTCAACCTTTTCAAACGATATTTTATGATGCTTACACGCTGCACGTAATTTTCTTTGCGCTAAATCGTTGTAGGCTTTGAAATATTCTTTGTGAGCATCACCGTTCATAATTTTAACGGAATCGGTATCACTGTATATGTAATCGTCACCGCATTCTGAAATACCTGTAAAAAGGTTGCGTCTAGCATAAGCGGTAACATAAATACCCCACGGGTAAAACAAAAAGCGGTTTTTACTATCATTGTATTTATTTAGCATTTCTAACTGCTTTTCGCCTGTAAGATGTTCAATATCCCACGTTTCACCATCACACAAAATTTCATCACGCAACGGGTTTGTAACACACATACCGTAACAACTGTTTAGCATTTCTTTGCTATTCAAATACTCAACTTCTTTTCCCTTTACACCCTTTAATTTTGTTTTCATTTCATACAGGTGCAAAATAGATTCTACAAATTCGGTCGGCAAATATTCTTTTCGGTAGCATATCATTCGCCCGATTCTTATTTGTTCCCACGTGTAAAACTGTGAAAACACTTTGTAATCTATTTCGGTGATAGTCATACATATTTTCTTAGCACAAACTAAACGCCCGTTGTTTTCGGAAACATTTTCTTTCACGAAACATTTACTAACAGAAATTGGATTCTCGTTTTCTGATTTTGCAAAAATGTTTGTTATCTCTACATCAAACACGCAACAGAATTTACTGCACATAAAATCAAATTGTTTCATTGATTTAACAGGAACAACAACCCCTGTGCTCATCGGAAACTTTTCTGAAACCATCACATACGGGTAACTACTAGTAAAATCGTAACTATCTACGTTTTCTATAACTTCATCGGTATATTTTGCGTTGGCGTGTGTAAAACCGCCCGAAAACGCCCGTTGTAACATTGCAAATTCTTCCATACCTGTTATATTCAAAGAATGAATCTTATCAATATATTTAAAGTTTGGAATCGTTTTGCCTGTTTCGTCAGTTGTTTTAAAACAAACAGAACGGCAATATTTACGAACGAAACCCGTTTTTGTAATCGGTAAACGTGTTATTCCTTTGTAACGTTCCAATAGTTCCTGTATATAACACATTACCACTTTTATATCATTCAGACAGTAACCAATTTCTTTTTGTGTTAACGGGGTTTTACTATGACGTAACAAACTGTAATCCAAATCACCCACCAACTTTTCACATTTGTATGTGTGTAATTGTTCGCCTAATTTCGCCAACGAATAACCCGACAATAAGTAACTGCAACGGAACTCTAAACCCGTTTTTGTTATTCCGTAAATCGGTTTGCGTAAATCTATAGAGAAAACTTTTTCCCATTCCAACAACTCACGGAAAAATTGGAACTCATAAGCCAAATTGTGAACGTATATAATAATTCGTTTCTTCGGGCAAAGTTCCAATATATCCACTATTTCGGATAACATTTGCAAAAATTCGTCCCACGTGCGCCCCATTATGCAAAAACCGTTTATTCCAAATTGCCAAACATACATTAAAGAACACTTTTCCATTTTGGTTTCTTTTCCACCTAATTTCATATAGCGTTCGTAACTGTATGTTTCCCCGTCTTCATCACGGTAAAATGATGTAGTTTCAATATCGAAAGATGCAGGAACGTTTAAAAACTTTTCGCCCTTATTATTTCCTGTAAAATTCTTATCGTTCACCGCCAAAGATAAAACCTTTGCAATATCTTTTGGCGTGTAAACTTCTGTATGTAGTTCAAAGGGTATTTTCTTCATTATAAACCAAATTTTTCAAATTCTGATAGAATCTTTTTTAACGGGTCATCCGTATTAAAATGGTCAACACCATTTACGAAAGCCTCGGCGTTCGGGTCTTTGGCTATTTGTTCAATCGCTGCATCTAAAGCATTTTCGATTTTAACGGCATCATCTTCGATTTGGTCGGATACATCACGTGATTCTTGTTCTAGTTCACCCGTGAAATCTTTGTACTGCATTAAGTATTGTTCCAAAAATCGTTCATCGGAAACACTTGCAATTTTACCCATCAATTTGTCTTGCATCAACTTAAATTCTTTATCATTTAATTTGTAAGACTTCTTTAAATGGTTTGAATATTCACGTGTACCACTTGCCGTTGATGTTGGCTGTTGCAAAAACGAAACCGCTTTGGAATATTCGATTTTTAAATCGTTCCAATCGTGATTCATCGAAAACTTTGTGAAACCTTTAATATCACCTTTGTTCAATGCAACAACAGCAGGCGAAACAAAACCCGTTTTTTCCACGTTCTGTATTCGCCTGTTGGCCTGTTGGAATACACGGGCAATTTCTTTACGCAAATAGCCACGGGATTCTATCGCTTCCAAAATTTGTCTATCAATGCGAATTTTTACCGTTGCCTTAAACGTTCTTTTTGAAAACCCTATCGGATTTAACTTTGCCATAATATCAACATTTTTAAATGAAACAAAAACGGGGGTAACAATAAATTAAATTACTGTTTACCCCCGTGACGTTATTCACCCTTTACCCTACAAAACTACTTATCTACAAAGGTAATACCGTAACACTTTTTGGCGTGCGATTCATATTCATAAATCTTGTAACCAACTTTGTTTGCTTTGATAGCGTCAACCGCATCACTATTAGCGAGAATCTCTCGCACCGTGTCACCTGTGAATTGTGGCAAATTCACAAGACGCTTGTTTTCTGCGTCAATAATTACAGGTGAATCGCCCAACTGTGATTTGTGAACGTACATACCATTAATAGGGTGCACTACATCGCCGCCGCCGTCTTTGTCACTGTTGTAAATGTCGGTTAACTTCACAAACGGAAAATCGGTCGTGTCAATACCGAAACTAGTCTTATTGAAAAGACTAGCAAAACTAAAACCTTTAGCCATAACTTCACACTTTTAAAACGTTAAACTTCTGTTGCCTGGGAACTGTGTTACTTTACCTCATTCACCCCGTTTGCTGCTGCAAACTCGTTCAACCACTTCTTAAAGCGGTTCAACTTGATAACCGCCTTATCGTCTTTAGCGACTTCGTTTGAAGTCATAAGAGCGTTAACACTAGTGATACAGTTAAAAACAGTCTCATTAAAATTCTCATTCATAATTACCTAATTTAAATTGTTAAACTTATATTGTTTCTTAAACACGGTGCAAAGATACAACGATTTTGCGAAACCACCAAATTATTTTCGTTAAAAAGTCTTAAAGAAATAAATTAACTGTTGTTAACACTTGTAACGTTCCACGTGAAACATTTGT